TAAATTAAAGCATAATAAGGTAAATCTTCTTTTCTTAGATGAAGTTTTTTCATCATTAGACGTTGACTCAATATTTAGAGTAGTTGATCTACTTAAAACCTTTTCAAAGAAATATAATATGACCGTATTTGTAATTTCACATGACCCATTACCAGAAGAATACTTTGATACTAAAATCCAAGTTGAAAATACTGATCACTTCTCAGACCTAACTGTCATTTAATGTATAGCTAAGTTAACCCTTTTTCATTTTCATAGTATATTAATAAGATCTAACGGTGAGTTGGATTAAAATTAATAAACTATATGATACTATTTAAAGGTTTAACATTTGCTGATGCATATCATGATTCTATTAAGTTTTTATTAGCTTATGGAGTTGTTAATAATGCACGAGGCACTACTAGTAAAGAATTATTAAATGTTGCGCTAGTTATTGAAGACCCAACTCAATGTCTTTATGAAAATTCAGTTAGGGGTTCTCAGCAGAAGTATATTGCTGCTGAGTTTTTATGGTATTATGCAGGTCGTAGTGATGCAGCCTTTATTTCAAAATGGGCAAAATTCTGGGAAGAAATTCAAAATATTGATGGAACTGTCAATTCCGCATATGGAAACCTCATATTTACTGAAAAGAATGAGCATGCAATTAGTCAATATCAATGGGCAATTCAAAGCTTAGCAACTGATCAAAATACCAGACAGGCAGTATTGCACTTTAATAAACCAAAACACCAATACTCTTCAAATAAAGATTTTGTTTGTACAATGTATGCAAATTTACATATCAGACAAAACAAGTTATACATGAGCGTATTTATGAGAAGTAATGATGCAATATGGGGTACAGCAACCGATGTAGCCTTCTTTTGTTCATTACAAATGCAAATCCTATCTCATCTAAAACATTTTTATCCAGATCTTGAATTAGGAACCTACACTCATGTTGCAAATTCATATCACGTCTATGATAGACATTATGACCTTGCTTCAAGAATGTTAGCTGAACCATTTACCTCAATAACACTACCTCCAATTGTATCAGATTTAATTGAAATAGATGGCAGCCAAACATCAGATTTTAAAACCCTATTTAATTCAATTACCTCAGATTCCAATGATATTATCCTATTCCAAGATGGAGAAGATATTTTTAAATGGATATATGATAAAACTTTTCAAGCTAAATAAAAATGTCTCAAAAGCAACATAAAATAGATATAGCCTACATTAAAATGGCCCAAGTTTGGGCAGAGCTATCTTATGCAACTAGAAAAAAAGTTGGTGCATTAATTGTAAAAAATAACACAATCATTGCTGATGGATTTAATGGAACTCCGTCTGGTTTTGAAAATGAATGTGAAGAGGCTATTCATAATAACGATGGTTCTTTTAAAGAATATAAAACTAAATGGTATGTTTTGCATGCCGAATCCAACGCATTAGCAAAAGTCGCTAAATCTACCCAAAGTAGTGATGGTGCAACCTTATATATTACTTATTCCCCATGTACTGACTGTAGCAAATTAATTCTACAATCTGGTATTAAACGAGTTGTATATCTTGAAGAATACCGAGATATAAACGGATTAGATTTTTTACGTCGTGCTGGAATTGAGGTTAAAAAAATCGACCATGATTCAATATGATAGATTCAGTAGATCGTACTCTCGAAATAATTTTCGTAAAGGATCAAAAACAATTCATTCAAATTTTTACTAAAAAGCAAAAATGCGATTATTTACTAAATGTAAATAAAATCATTAAAGAAAAATTTGATCAGGACATTTTAGTTCCTAATAAAATACAATCATTCTTAATTAATTATGAAATTAAGAAATTAATTGATAAAGCAATTAACGTAAGAAACCGAAAATACAATCGAATAATTTATGTTAATGCTGGACTAAGTGCAAGTAATATTAACAATACTGTTAAATTCTTAAATACTGCATACACAACAATTGATTTTGTTCCACACTTAATTGATTCGGAACTAGAGATTGGGGAACTAACCGGTGTAGATACAATAAAAAAGGGGCAATAAAGCCCCTTTCTAGTTTAATTACTTTTAAAATTTAGGATTTGTCAATTTTAATTTTTCCTGAATAAATTAATGACTCTTCTGGTTTATTTTTGTCATTTATTATAACAATATCAGAATCATAATTCTTGTCAACCGTTGATGAAACCATAATGGTTGATCCTAATTCAATATTTGAATTATTTGAACTAATTACCTTAAACGCTTTAGTTGAGTCAGTTGTAAAGTCTGGATCAATAATTGCAGTAACTTCAAAATCTCCAAATTCATTAGTTGATAACATAAGAGTATATGACTCAACAGGATTTTCAATATCCTCAACTTTAGGAGAATCTACATTAGAGTCTTCTTCAGAAACCCATTGTTCAAATAATTTAATCAGCTTCATTAATTATTCTTCGGTTTCTTCTTCTTCAGTAGGTTCTTCACCTTCTGGATTTTCTTCTTCTTCTTCCTCTTCTTCAGCAGGAGCGCACATCTTTTTAATAGCTGCACATAGAATATCGCAAACTTCTTCTTTTTCAAGTTCCATTTTTTCAGCGATTTCATCAATCATTTCTTCAAGATCATCTCCGAAGTCTGCCATTAGCATTTCTACTTGTTCTTGATCTACTTCAACTTCTTCCATTTCTGGAGTAGTTTCTTCCATTTCTGGAGTTTCGTCTTCAGCTTCAGCAAACATATTAAAACCTTCGTTTTCATTAACGAATTGTTCAAAGCGTTTGATAGTACCTTCTTCAACAGCATTAACTGTTGCAATTGTTTGTTTTGCGTACATTGGATTAAATGGTTTTTTCTTTGCAGTTCTTGAAATTAAATCACGGGTTACTGCTTTCCACGTTGGATCATAATTATGATTGAAATTTCCACCTTCGAAATCGGCATTTCTGTCAACTACCCGTTGGTATCCTTCAAGTGATTTTCTTTTTGATTTATCAAAGTCTTCCTTTGAATTTGGACCACCGAAACCTGGTTTCTTTAGGTCCATATAATTATCCATTGAAGGATTGTCTCGGCGTTTTACATTAAATATGTCCATCGTATAATAACTGTTATTTTATTGACCAATTCGGGTTTCTTTGTAAGTGTCTGCTGTAAATTGAGCAGTTAACTTATAAATTGAATTATCTGCTGTATAGTCAAGAACAGTTTCAGTCATTTTAGTTGGACCAAGAAATACTGGGCCAAATACAAAATCTCTATAAATTACACCGCTTCTATTAAACATTGTTACTTGAATAGTTGCAGCTGCGTAATCAGCCTTTAGGCCTTGACGACCAGTTAATGGATCATATATTAAATCTCCCCATGATCTAAGAGCATTGTAAATATACATATCATTATTGTTATTTAAGTTAACCTCAAACTCAATATTAAATTGATGATAAGTTTGAGTAGGCTTAGCTGGAGCATAGGCTCTTTGAGAGAATTTATAGTTTTGTGTAACTACTGCTGAACCTGATCCTGAATATTCTGGTAAACTTGTTACTTTAAGCACGTGCTCAAGCATTAAATTATTTCCAAATCCAATTTTACCTGATACCAATGGTGGCGGAGTAATAATCACCTCAAATTGATTAAGGTACAGGGGTTCATATTTACCTGGACCAGCTGCTGAATTTTTAAAATGTGGTAGACCTGCCATTTTATCTCGTATTTTTTTAGTTATTTATTATCAACCGAAGCACTTTGTTTACCAGGTTGCTTTTGTTTTTCAACAGGTTCACGTGAGTCGATTTCTTTTTGTATTTGTTTCTGTAAAGACTTAATCTCAGAGGTTGTTTTAGTGCCTAATGTAATATTAGTTGCCTTAATAACGTCAGCGATATCAAGTTCAGGTTTTTCTTTTGAGTAAACTGAATTTGGATCTGGTGTAAAACTTAGTTCAATTGAAGGTAGTATCTGAGCAAGTAAATTACCTCCAAACTTAAATTCAATTTCATCAAACTCTGCAAATTCAAGACGAGTTGTTTTTGATAATAAGCCAGAAGAAGTTACTTCTGCCCAAATCTTTGTTCGGTTATCAATTTGTTCGCCAGCTACTTGTTTAGTTAGGTTATTTGAAACCTTATATAAAAACTTAATTCCTGACGAATAAGCTCCGCGACCTTCTTGACCTTCTAAAAATCTTAGGTTATCTCCGTACACTGTAACTGTATAAGCAGATGACTCTGTTTTTTGTGGTGCAATGGTAGTAGTTGTAGTAACAAGTTCCTGATCATTTGTAGTCACCTTAGGTTCATTATTAGTTTCCTTATTAGTATCAATAATCTCAGCCGGCTTCTCATCATCTGCTTTAACCAGGTCCTCTTCTTTTGACCCAGCTCCTAACTGTTTAGGGGCAGATGGTCCAGCTCCTAGTTGTTTAGAGGCAGCCGGTCCAGCATTAAGATATAACTCGTCAACTTTTTCTTTTTTATCATCAGACTTACTAGTTAATTTAGAGTCAATAACTTTATTAATCTCAACTATTAAGTCGTTTAGAAGTGATCCAGACGTATATTTGGTATAGATTGGAGCTGCAAATGCTGACACATATTGTAAATCAGGATAAACGTCAGTTTGATGTAACTCAATTGACTGTTTGGTTTGATCCCACTTTGGTTGTTGACCATTGCCTGGATTATCC